CTCCACTTGCGCAAAACCGAAGTCGTCGAGCTCAGCTTAGTCACCATCCCGGCCAACCCCGACGCCGTCGTGCGGTTTGTCAAATCCCTGGCCGGTGTCCCGGCCGCAACCCTGGCCGGTGTCCCGGCCGCCGAGCGCACGCCGCGCACGGTGCCAGTCATGACCATTCAAGAGCAAATCACGGCCGCCGAAGCCAACCGGGCGACCAAAACCGCGGCCATGTTCCAGCTCATGCAAACCGCGGCCGACGCCGGCACGACGCTCGACGCCGACCAGACCAAGCAGTACGACGAGCTCAGCGACGCCGCGGTCGCGCTCGACGGGACGATCAAACGGTGGCGCGAGCTCGAAACGCTCAACGCCGCGGCCGCCAAGCCGATCGCGCCGGCGCCGGGCCGCATGGCCGCGGTCGTGCCGTTTGTGCAGGTCAAGAGCTTGCAGCAACCGGGCTCGATTTTTGTGCGCGCCGCCATGTCGCTCGCGCGCGCCAACGGCGACAAGATGCTCGCGATCGAATACGCGAAGCAATGGAAAGACACGCCGGAAGTCGAGCTGTACGTCAAAGCCGCCACCGCGCCGGGCACGACCACCGACCCGGCTTGGGCCGGGCCGCTCGCCGTCGTCAACAACGCGACCAACGAGTTTTTGGAATTGCTCAGACCGCGCACGATCCTTGGCAAAATCCCCGGCTTGCGCCAGGTGCCATTCAACACGTCAGTACCGGTGCAGTCGGCCGGGGGCTTGTATCAGTGGGTCGGCCAGGCGCAGCCAAAGCCGGTCGGCAAGCTCGGCTTTACGTCGGCCAATCTCGGGATTGCGAAGGCCGCCGGCATCATCGTGTTGACCGAAGAACTGGTCAAGGTGAGCTCGCCGTCGGCCGAAGCGATCGTCCGAAACGACATGATCAAGGGGATCGCGCAATTCCTTGACCAGCAGTTTATCGACCCGGCCGTCGCCGCGGTCGCCAACGTGCATCCCGCCAGCATTACCAACGGCGCGCCGACGGTCGTGTCGACCAACAACGCGCTCAAAGATATCGTCGTGTTGATGAACATGCTGACGACGGCCAACGTGCCGATTGCCGGCGCCGCCATCATCATGTCGGAAACCAACGCGTTTACGCTCGGCATGGTGCGCGACGCGTCGGGCAACCGCGCATTTCCCGGCGTGACGGCGACCGGCGGCTCGGTCGACGGCATTACCGTCGTAACGAGTAATCAGGCCGCGCAGCTCGTGATCGCGTTGCAGCCGGATTTGATTCTCTACGCCGACGACGGTGGCGTGACGATCGACGTGTCACGCGAAGCGTCGGTGCAAATGGACACGGCGCCGATGTCGCCGTCGGACGCGACAACGGTGCTCACGTCGCTCTGGCAGAACAACCTGGTCGGCTTGCGTGCCGAGCGGTTTATCAATTGGAACCGCGCCATTCCGGCCAGCGTCGCCTATGCCACGGCCGCCGTCTACACGCCGCAAGGCTTGAATTCGGCATTTGACGGCGCCGGCAACGGCGGAACCGTCGCGCGCGGCAAACAGCAGTAACGCGCTTCGCCAACCGGTCGCGCGCGTTTCCGGGTAGGGCGCGCGCGGCCGGCTCCTTCTTTGGAGCTCCATGCGCATATTCGGCCGGGAGATTTTCTCGCGACGGTCGCCGCGGCCGCCGAGCCGCCAGGTCGACGGCTGGTCGCCGATCGGCATCGTGCGCGACCCATTCCCCGGCGCGTGGCAACAAAATCAGGAGCTCACACCAGATACGTCGCTCACGTACTTTGCCGTGTACGCATGCGTGTCGATGATTGCGGCCGACATTGGGAAGCTCGAGCTCCGACTCGTCGAGCGCGACAGTGACGGCATTTGGACGGAAACCACCAACCCGGCGTACTCGCCGGTGTTGCGCGAGCCGAACCGGTACCAGCTCGCCGGCACGTTTGTCGAGCAATGGATTCTCAGCAAGCTCGTGCACGGCAACGCGTACGCGTTGAAAGAGCGCGACAACCGCGGCGTCGTCGTCGCGTTGTACGTGCTCGACCCGGAGCGCGTCACGCCGCTCATTGCGCCTGACGGCGCCGTGTATTACCAGCTCGGCGCCAACGAGCTCGCCGGCATGCCGGCCGACGGGTCGATTGTCGTCCCGGCGCGCGAGCTCATACACGACCCAATGCTCACGCTCTTTCACCCATTGGTCGGCGTGTCGCCGCTCTATGCATGCGGCTTGTCGGCGCTCGCCGGGCAGAACATGCAACGGCAAACGTCGGCGTTTTTCGCCAACGGCGCCAACCCCGGCGGCGTGCTCATGGCGCCCATGGCAATCACGCCAGAGCAAGCCAAAGACTACAAAGCCAAGTGGGAAGAGTACGTCGGCGGCGCCAATCAAGGGCGCGTTGCCGTGCTCGACCGGGGGCTCGAATACAAGCCGCTCACCATGTCGGCCGTCGACGCGCAGCTCATTGACCAATTGAAGTGGTCGGCCGAAACGATTTGCTCGGCGTTTCACGTCCCGCCGTACATGGTGCACGTCGGGCCGCCGCCACCGTACGCCAACATTGAGCCGCTCGTGCAGCTCTACTACAACGAGTGTTTGCAATCGCTCATAACGAAGTTTGAACGGTCGCTCGACAAGGGATTAGAGCTCGCGTTGTCGCTCGGGACCGAGTTTGCGATCGACGACTTGCTCTTACTCGACACCGGCACGCGTACCAAAGCCGCGCACGATTCGATCGTCGCCGGCGCGCTCGCGCCGAACGAAGCCAGGCGCAAGTATTTCGGGCTCGGCCAGGTCACCGGCGGCGAGTCGCCGTATCTGCAGCAGCAAATGTATTCGCTCGCCGCGCTCGCCGAGCGCGACGCCGCCGGGCCGAAGCCGCCACCGGTACCGGCGCCGCCACCGGTCGACCCGTCGGCCGACGTCGCCGCAACCCTGGCCGCCATTCACGTCGCCGCTCTGCGCGAAGGTTTGTATGCAGCCTGACGTGCTCGCCGAGCTTATTGTCGGCGTGGTCGCCAAAGCGATCGCGCCATTGCGCGCCGACCTGGCGCGTGTCGAAGGGGAGCTCGCCGCGCTTCGCGCGCGCGGCGCCGCGGTCGACCGGCTCGACGATACCGTCACGGCCGTACGCGAGCGGCTTGCCGGGCTCGAAGCGCGGCCGCCGGTGCCGGGACCGCCGGGCGCCAACGGGCTCGACGGGCTCGACGGCAACGACGGGCTCGGCGTCGACGACCTGACGGCGAGCTTCGACGGCGACCGTACGCTCGTGCTCCGGTGGCAGCGTGGCGAGCTGGTCAAGTCGCTCCCGGTTGAGCTCCCCATCCCGCGGTATCAAGGCGCCTATGCGAGCGCGCGGTCGTACCGGCCGGGCGACGTCGTGTCGTACGACGGGTCGGCCTGGCATTGCGAAATCATGACCAGCTCGCGACCTGGCGACGCGTCGCGCGCCTGGCAACTCATGGTCAAGCACGGTCGCGACTTGCGCCAGGCGGCCACCGGTGCGGCGTCATGACCGCTCTAGTGTCGCTCGCCGTCGCCAAGCAACATTTGCGCATTACCGACGACTATCACGACGCCGACGTGCAGCAAAAAGTCGACGCCGCCACCGACTCGATCGTCAAGTATCTGGCGGCCAAAGCCGACCCGACATGGACCGACGCCACCGTGCCACCGGTCGTGGCGCAATGCGTATTGATCCTGCTCAACCATTTGTACGACCCTGGCCGCGGCGACGTGCCGGCCGACCCGGTCGACGTCGGCCGCCGGCCGGCGCCATGGGACACCATTGACGCGTTGCTCGTGCAGCTCCGGGAGTCGGCGATCGCATGAGCGCGAGCGCGTATCGGCACGTCGTGACGCTCGACACCGCCGGCGACCCGGTGCTCGACGACGCCGGTGGCTATACCGAAGCCGCGGTGCCGCTCACGCCGGCGACCTGGCATTGCTCGATTGCCGCGGCGACCGCGCGCGATTTGGAGCGCGTTGGTGGCGGCGTCGTGAGCGCGACGGCGACCCATATTTTGCGCGGCCGGTATCACGCGCAGCTCAGCGAAGCCGCGCGTATCCACTTTGGCGACCGAACCTTTGACGTGGAAAGCGTGCACGACCGCGACGAGCGGCAAATCGAGCTCGAAGTGATTGCGCGCGAGCGGCTCGTGCGGCCGGTCGCCGCGCCGCTCGGGAGTCGGTGAGCGCATGGCCAGCCGTCTAACACTGGAAGGGATCTTCGAGCTCAAAGGCGCGCTTCGCAATCTGCCGGTGGAGCTCCGCGACGACGCGCAAGCGATTGTCGTGGCGCATGGGCAGGCGGCCGCCGACAAAATCCGTGACGCGTATCCGACCGGGCCGCCGCGGTATTTCAAAAAGCTCAGCTTCCGCTATCCCGGCGGCAATCTCAAAAAAGGGGTCAAGGTCGACGGCGTCGACAACTCGCAATTTGGCACGCGCGTCATTGTGCGGAGTACGGCCAAGCATGCATGGCTCTTTGAGAATGGCTCACAGCTCCGCAAAAACGCCGCCGGCGTGCCGCGCGGCGCGATGCCAGCCGGCAAGGTCATGGTGCCGATCGTCATTCGCGAGCGGCGCGCGATGCGCGACGACCTGGTCGCGCTGGTCGAGCGCGCCGGCATGAAGGTCCGTCGTGGCTAGTCTCGCCGACACCGGCGACGTCGACGCCGCCATGGTGGCGACCGTGAAGCTCGACACGGTACTCATGGGGCTCTGTCCTGGCGGCGTGTATTTCGGCGTCGCTCCCCAGGGCATCGAGTCGTTTGTGATTGTCGACCGACTGTCGCATAGCAACGAGCGCAACATGTACGGCGCGCCGGCGAGCGAAACGTACTTGTTTCTGGTTAAAGCCGTCTTGCCAGGGAGCTCGGCGAGCAAGGCGCGCGCGGCCGGCGCCAGGATACGCGCGCTCTTTGAGCTGACGCGCGCGTTGCCGCTCACCGACTACGCGCAGCTCGCGCCGGTCGAAGAAGTCGAAAGCGTGCGCATTACCGAAGTCGACGACAGCAACCCGGACCGACGCGTGCAACATTGGGGCGGCCATTACGAAGTGACAGTTCAACGATTGGGGTAAACCATGCGGTATCACGGTAAAGACGGGCAGGTCAAAATCGGCGCCGCGGTCGCCGCGTCACTCAACAAGTGGACGCTCAACGCCGCGACCGACAAAGCCGACGTGACGGCGTTTGGCGATAGCAACAAGCAATACGTGGTCGGCTTGAAGGATCTGAAGGGCAATCTTGGCGGCTGGTTTGACGACGCCGACGACGCGCTCTTTGCCGCGGCCGACGCCGGCACGCCGGTCGACCTGGAACTGTTTCCGGTCGACTCACTCACCGGCTTGAGCTGGAAAGGTCCCGCGTATCTGGACGCCAGCATCGACGTCCCGGCCACCGGTGGGATTTCGATCTCGGGCGATTTCGTCGCCGCCGGCAACTGGACGCGTACATGGCCGGCCGTGATTGCCGCCACCGGCGCGACCGCGGGTACGCCGGGCACGTTCACGCCGGCCGGCGCGCAAGCTCCCGCCAACATCACGCAAATGACCGGCATTACGGCGTCGCCGGCGTCGGCGTGGACGACGGGCCAGTCGGTCGTGACGGCCGACGCCGGGCATGTGCACTGGTCGGGTACGGCATGGGTCGCCGGCAACGCGCCGTAAACGGTCGTGTCGGTCGTCAACGGCGTATCGGCGCGTATCCGGTGGGGGTACCGCTCGGCCGCGGTGCTCGGCAAGTGGACTCTGACGGTCGACGCGCCGGCGCCAGGCGAGCCGCCGCGGCCGGTCACGCGCGTATTGGTCGCCGAGCTCGTCGAGTACGACACGCTCGCGCTCGCGCAAACCGGGCTTGAGCTCGTGGCGCCGGTGGCCGACCGGCCGGCCGACCGGTGGCCGACCTGGCCGGTCGTGAAGGTCGTGCACAACGGGCGCGAGCTCCGCGCCGAGCTCGGGCCAAAGAAGGGAGCGTCCTTGCATGTCGCGTTTCGTGCGGCCGGAAACCAATAAGCTCGATCTCTCCGACAACGATTGGTTGCTCGTGAAGCGACGGCTCACGGCCGGCGAGCAACGCCGGGCCTTTGCGCGGCATATCAAAGTCATGCGACCCGGCCAGCCGGCCGAAGTCGACCCCGAAGCCGTCGGGCTCGGGCTCATGACGCAATATCTGCTCGACTGGTCGCTCGCCGACGACACCGGCCGGGTCGTGCTCATTCGCGACCAGCCGACCAGCGTCGTCGAAGCCGCGCTCACGTCGCTCGACCCGGCGAGCTTCCGCGAAATATACGACGCCATTACCGCGCACGTCGAGCGGCAACAGTTGGAGCTCGACGCCGAAAAAAAAAGCCGGGATACCGTGAGCAACTACTCAGCGATTTCCGGCTCTGCCGGGTAATGGGTTGGTCGTACGACGAGCTCATGGCGCTCCCGGTCGACGTGTACGACGTGCTCGTGAGCCAACTCAACGACGACGCGCGCGCCGCCGACCTGGCGCGCGACCGTGAGTAAAACCGCATGGCCGCCTTAACCGCCAACTTTGAAGCCGACTTCTCGAAGTTCTACGACGCCGTGCAACAAGCCGTCGTCGAGCTCGACGGTTTTGAGAAGGGCGCCGCGCGCGCCGGCCAGTCGCTCGATAGCATGGCGTCGCGTTTCAGCGGCGAGCAAGTCATCAAAAACGCGACGCTCATGGCCGAAGCCATTGAGCGGCTCGGCGGCGTGTCGACGCTCACCGAAGCCGAGCTCGCGCGCGTCGGCAAAACCGCCAACGAAGCCGTCGCCAAAATGACGGCGCTCGGCGTCGACGTGCCGAAAAACCTGCAAGACCTGGCCGACGCGAGCCGCGGCGCCGGCGAGCAAACCGAGTCGCTCAGCGTGTCGGTGGCCGACCTGGCGGCGTCGTATATCACGGCCGAAGTCGCCATTAAGCTCGTTGAAGGGGCGTACCACTTACTCGTCGACAGCATGGCGGCCGTGATTGCGTCGGCCGCCGACGCCGAGCAAGCCGACTCGGCGCTACTCGCCGCGCTCACGGCGCAAGGGACCGCGGTGCCGTCGGTCGTCAAAGCGTATGACGACTACGCGCGCGCGTTGCAGGCGACGACCCGGTACAGCGACGACGCCGTCAAAGCCGCCGAGCGCATCCTGGCGCAAATCGGCAACGTCATGCCGCGCGACATGCAACGCGCGACGAAAGCCGCGGCCGACCTGGCGACCGTGCTCAACATCGACCTGAGCTCGGCCGCCACCATGGTCGCCAAAGCCGCCGAAGGGCAAACGACCGCGCTCAAGAAAGCCGGCATCGTCATTGACGAAAGCGCAACCAAATCCGGCGATTTTGGCAAGGTGCTCACGCAACTCGAAGCGCGTATCGCCGGCGCCGCCGACGCCGCCGGCAACACGTTTTCCGGCCAGCTCGACAAGCTCGCCAACGCGTGGGACAACGTCTTAGAAGCCACCGGCCGGGTCATTACCAACAACGCGACCGCGCGCGAGCTGTTTGCCGGGCTCACCAAAATCATCGACGGCAACACGACCGAGCTCAACGACAACGCCAAAGCCAACGACTTTGTGAGCGACGCCGTGTTGCTCGTCGCGCATGGGCTTGTGCTCGCCGTCGACGGGCTCGACATCCTGCAACACTCGTTGCAGGCGACGCGCGTGCTGCTCGACTCGTTTGCCGGCGCCGCGCTCTTTGTGTACGAAGGCTTGCAGAAAATCGAAATCGCGACGCAAACGCCGCTCGAATGGGCCGGCTCGGAAGAAGCCGCCCAACGCGTGCGCGAAGCCGGCGAAGCCATGCAATGGGCCAGTGACAAGCTCGACGCGCTCAACGGCGACATCAACGCGTCACGCGCGACGTCGGCGGCGTGGCACGATTCGATGGAAGGACTAAAAGCGCAACTCGTCGCGCTCGAAGCGCAGCTCGAAGCGACCCGCGGCAAGACGGCCGGATTGGCCGCGACGCAAGCCGAGTCGACCGGCGTATGGGACAAGCAAACCGGCGCCATAAGCGCGCAAGAAATGGCGTTACAGGAGCATGCGCTCGCGACCAGCAAAGCCGGCGACTCATGGCAAGGGGCGGCGTTTAAGATCGACGCCGCGGCGACGGCGATCGCGAAGGGGATCGACGCCGCCGTCATGGCAGCCAACAAAGCCAGCCAGGCCGTGAACGGTATGTACACCGACCAAGAACAAAAGATGCTCGAAAACGATAAGGCGTCGAAGGCTCACTACGAGAAAATCGCCGCCGACGCCGGCGTCGCGTATTACACGGCGCTCGACCACCAAGAGCAATACACGCAAGAAACGCTCAATCGGTTATTCCAGGCGTCGCAAGATGCCGACCAGGCGGCGATCGATTGGGCCGATCGGTCAAATGCCGCCATGGCCGAAATGAAAAAGGGGGTCGACGGCGTCGACGGCGCCGTCAAGGGACTGACCGACACCTTCAGCGTGGCCGGCGACGCGTTCGACGCCATGGGCCAGTCGGCGTACAAAACCGCGCAAATGATGTTGTCGCAGGATTGGATCAACTACGCGTACACGTCGCCGGGCTCGGTCGCGCGTGGCACGCTCGGCCAAACCTTCATGCTCGACCCGTCAACCGGCGAGCTCCAACACCGCGCGGCCGGTGGGCCGGTGGCGGCCGGCCAGTCGTACATGGTCGGCGAGAAGGGGCCAGAGCTCTTTGTGCCAGGGAGCTCGGGCGCGATTGTCCCGCACGGCGCCGGCGCCGGTGGCGGCGCGACCGTCAACATTGCGCCGGGCGCGTTTGTGCTCAACTATCCGATCGTCAACAATCCGCAAGCGCTTGACCAGCTCGCGCGCACGGTCGGCGACGCCATTGTGAGCAAGCTCACGCGCGCCGGCACGCGCTTGTGACACCGGACGACCCGACACCAACCCCGGCCGGCATTACCGGCAGCCAACCGGCCACGACCGGCGCCAGGGCCGGCCAGGCGCGCGCCGGCGCGAGCCGCTCGGCGTATACGGTCGCCGCGGCGCCACCGCCGGTACTCACGTCGATCGCGCCGACCAGCACGACCGTCGGCGCCGCGACCTTCACGCTTACCGCCACCGGGAGCAACTTCGACGCCGGCGCCGTGTTGCTCTTTGGCGGCGCGCCGCTCAATACGACCCGCGTGTCGTCGACGTCGCTCACGGCGCCAGTGACGCCACCGGCGACCGGCTCGGGCTCGACCGTCCAGGTCGTCGTGCGCAACGGGTCGGCCGTGGCGAGCGCGCCGAAGCCGTTGACGGTCAACGCGCCGGCGCCGCCGGTGCTCACGTCGATCGCGCCGAGCTCCGCGACCGTCGGCGGCGCGCTATTCACGCTCACGGCGACCGGGAGCAATTTCGACACCGGGGCGGTGCTGCTCTGGAATGGCGACCCGTTGCCGACGACCCGCGTGTCGTCGACGTCGCTCACGGCGCCAGTGACGCCGCCACCGACCGGCACCGGAAGCACGGCGCCGGTGGTCGTGCGCAACGGCACGCTCGCGCTCAGCGCGCCGCAATCCTTCACGGTCAACGCGCCGGCGCCGCCGGTGCTCACGTCGATCGCGCCAACGAGCGCATCCATTGGCGACCCGGTCGTGTCGCTCACGGCGACCGGGAGCAACTTCGACACCGGCGCCAGGATCGTCGCCAACGGCGTCGCGCTCCCGACGACGCGCATATCGTCGACGCAACTCACGTCGGCGCTCGACCTGGCCGGCGCGACGGCCGGCTCAGTGCCGATCGTCGTGCGCAATGGGACCGACGCGGAAAGCGCAGCCAAAACCTTTGTCGTCAACCCGGCGCCGATACCGGTGCTCACGTCGATTTTTCCGACCGAGCGCAACGTCGGCGACGTGTTTGTGCTGGCGGCGTACGGCTCGACGTTTACCGACGGCGCCGTCATTGTCTGGAATGGCAACGCCGTCCCGACGACGCGCGTGTCGTCGACCGAGCTGCACGCGTCACTCGATTTGGGCGGCGCCGTCGCCGGGACCGTCCCGGTGCGCGTGCGCAACCCGGTCGGGACCGAAAGCGCCACGCAACCGTTTGTCGTGCATGACGCCGTCATCCCTGGCCAGCGGCTCCCGGCCATCGTCATTGGCGGCGTGCCGACCGGGCCGGCGGCGTCGCGTCGCGTGCTCGTCGCGTCGCTCAGTATTCACGACCAGCTCAACGAAGTACCCAATACATGCACGCTCACCGTGCAAGGGCAACGGCCGGCCGAAGGCTCCGAGCTCGTGATTGCGTACGGCTCGGCGAGCAACCCGACGCGCCTGTTTGCCGGGACGATCGTGCGCGTGACGCAACTCTATGTCGCGCAACAACCGCTCAATGTGCTCTGGCAAGTCGAAGGGATCGACTACGGCTGGTCGCTCAACCGGCGGTTTGTGATTGGCCGGTATACGAGCATGTCGGCGACGGCGATCGCGCTCGACCTGGTTGCCAAATGGGCGCCGGCCGGCTTCACGACCGACATTGAGCAGGGCTTGCCAGAGCTCGACGAAATCAGCTTTACCAACACGCCGCTCATGGATGCGTTTGCGCAGCTCGCGACCCGCATTGGCGGGTACGCCGCGTGCGACTATTTCAAAATCATCAAACTCTGGATTACGCCGACCGGCACGCCGCCGGCGCCGCTCACGCCGACCCATCCGAGCTTGCAAGAATTTCAGGTCATGCGCGACTTGAGCCAGGTCGTGACGCGCGCGCTGGTCGAAGGGGGCGGCGCCAACGCGCTCGCGCTCGTGGCGCCAGGCGATACGCGCATCCCGGTCGAAGATGCGACCTGGTACGACGACGCCGGCGGCCGGGTCGTGAGTGGGCCGCAACGGCTCACGTATACCGGCAAGGTCGACGCCGGTGGCGGCGCCATGGCCAGCGCGGTCGGCGGTGGGGTCGGCAACACGGCGCCGCTCGCCGCGCCAACCGTCGGAACCGCGGCCGGCGCCGGCTTGCCGGCCGGCACGTACCGGTATGCGTATACGTGGACAACGTCGGCCGGTGAGTCGTTGCCGTCGCCAGCGGCGCCATTCAACACGGCGAGCGTCGGGGGCCCAGGCGCCGCCCCTGGCGCGACCGCGGTCGCCGGCACCGGGCTCGGAACCGGGTCATACCGGTACGTCTTTACGTGGGTCACGGCGAGCGGCGAAACGGTCGCGTCGCCGGTCGCGACGGTCAGTACGACCAGCACGGCAACCAATCCGCCGAGCTCGGCGCCGTCGCTCGTGACGTCGCTCGGGCTCGGCCTGGTCGGTGGCGGCTATAAGTACGCCGTCACGTTTGCGACGGCCGGCGGCGAAACGACCCCGTCGGTCGTGAACTCGATTTCCGTCCCGGCGCAAACATCCGACCCGACCGGCGCGCCGGGTCAATACTTTATCGGGAGCAATCCGAGCGGCAAATTGCTCCCCAGTACCGATTACACCGTCGCCTATTTTGCGTCGGCCGACAACAACGCGCCGGCCACGTATCCGACAAAAATCTCGCCCACGCGCGTCATGCGCAGCGGGACCAACGGCCATCTCCATCTTGACGCGTTGTCGGTAATCAACAATCTGCCAAGCGGTGGCGTGTATTGGGTGGCGTTGTCGCAAGGCGGCAAAACCGGACCGCTCTACTACATCAAACCGACCAGCAAGGGTGTCTATTGCGACGTGAGCGACACGCTGACCGACGCGCAGCTCGCCGGGCAACCGGTCGCAAATCATACGACCAACAATTGCGGCAAAAATCAGGTCGTGGTGAGCAACATTCCGATCGGGCCGGCCGGTGTCGTCGCGCGCAAAATCTATCGCACGGCAAAAGGGGGCACCGCGCTCGCGCTCCTGGCGACGCTCAACAACAACGTCGCGACCGCGCTCGCCGCTCCCGACGCCACGCCAGATGCGTCGCTCGGGCCGCCGCCACCAACGACCAACACGACCGCGCAAAATACCAACAACGTCGCGTTGAGCGGTATTGTCGCCGGGCCAACCGGTGTCACGTCGCGCAAGATTTACCGGTCATACGTCAACGGTGGCACGTACTACCTGCTCGCGACGCTCGGCAACAATTCGACGACGAGCTACACCGACTCGGCGCCTGACGGGTCGCTCGGCGCGAGCTCGCCGCCGACGACCAGCACGGCCGTGCTCGCGCAAGCCGTGTTGAGCGCGGTCGCCGTCGGGCCGACGCTCACGGCCGGCCGGCGCATCTATCGCACGGTCAAAAACGGAACCGCGCTCAAGCTGCTCGGCACGATTACCAACAACACGGCGACGACGTTTCCGGCCGACACGGCCGCCGACGCGTCACTCGGGACCGCGGCGCCGACGACCGACACGTCGGGATTGCCGAGTCAAATCGAAGGCGGCCAGGTCAACGCCGGCTCGACGAGCATCCCGGTCGCGAGCGTCGACCCCTTCAAGCCGGAAGGCTGGTGCAGCGTCGGCCACCAGCTCGTGCGCTACCGCGGCGTGTCGGCGAGCGCGCTCACCGGGATACCGCCCGACGGCGCCGGGTCGCTCGAAGTCTCTATCCCGTACAACACGCCGATTACGGTCGTGCCGCAAGTGACCGGGATACCGGCGAGCGGCGCCGGCGCGATCGTGTTGCCGATCTTGCCGGGCGACCCGGTCAACCTGCTCGTGATACTCGACGACACGGCCGCGCAATCCGCGCTCGCCGGCGTGCTCGGCGGCGACGGCGTCGTCGAAGACTACCAACAGGACCGGCGCATCAACGAAGACGAAGCGCGCGCGCGCGCCGCGGCGTTGCTCGACCTGAAAAGCGCGATACTCGAAACCTACCGGTATCGATCGCGCGACCCGTTGACCAAGAGCGGGACCACTATCACGGTCGACTTGCCGGCGCCGACCGACGTGCACGGCACGTACGAAATCCAAGACGTCACGATTACCGGCTTTCTCGGGACCGATGAGTATCCGACCTATGACGTGACGGCGAGCTCGCGACGCTTCACGTTTGAAGATTTGCTCAGGCGCCGCCGAGCGGCGACGACGACGGGGTAAACCATGACGACCATCAACCGCGCGACGTGGGTCGACGACGACGGCTCGGGCATGACCGGCACGATTCTCAATAACAGCGTGCTACAGAGCCATGTGTACGACAAGGTCGACGCCGCGCTCGCGACGCTCGACGCCAAAAATACGAGCCAGGACAGCGCGATCGCCGCCAACGTCATTACCAATCCGCTGACGGTGAGCGGCGTGCGACCGACGGTCGCGCTGGCGTACACCGGCGACGCTGCCATCGGCCGTATGTTTCGACCCGTCCCAAATCAAGCCATGGTGAGTCACAACCTGTCGTATGACGGCACGACATGGTTGCTCGACGATACGGCGCGCGCCGGCGTCGCGCTGCAATTCGCGATCGGGGGCGGCGACGTCAACATGTACTACACGCCGGCCGGCGCCAACCCGCGTACGCCGATTTTGCTCATGTCGTTTACGGGCGCCGCCAATCTGTTACAGGTGCCGAGCGGCCAGATCGCCGCCGGCGCCGGCTTCCTAGAGCGCGCGCGCACGGTGCCGCTCGGCGAGTGGCAGACGTACCTATTGAGCGCGGCGACGCTCACCGCGGCGACCGGGACGTTTACCTTGCCGTCGGGTCAAGCCGGGTTTGGCTTCACGTACTCGCTCGTTGGGAAGATCGGCTTTCTCAATATGTCGCTCGGGCCGTTTACGACGAGCGCGGCGACCGCATGGGTGCGCATCACGCTCCCGGGTGGCGTTGTGCCGCTCCTGGCCAACGCCAACCAGCTCGGGACCAATTACACCGCGGCGCTCGCCGTCAACGCCATCAACGTATCGACCGCGGCCGGGCTCACGTTTTACCCCAACGTCGCGCAAACCGGGACCTTCCCGGCCGGCGCCGGGTTGTATTTGAATGGCACGATCTTCTTTGCGCTGGCTTAAGGGACCGAGCCAAGCACGTCGCCGAGCGTCGCCGGCGTCGTGAGTATCGTGACGGCCAGGATCAGCGCGAGCACCGCGACAAAGAGCAACGCCAGGCCGACCCGTCGCAGCATAGGGAGCTCACGTATACAAGCCGAGCCGCGGGTCATGGGAAAATAGGTCGACGGACCAAAACCCCATGACGACGCGCTCAGCGGATTTGGCGCGCGCGCTCTTGCATCTACAAACCGCTCAGCGGCTCTTGCGCGGCGCGCTGGCGCTCTTGCCGGCCGTCGCCGTCGCCAAGGCCATACGACAGACCGAAGCCGCGCTACGGGCCGGCCAGGCCGCGCAGCATACCTTACCGCTCGAAGCCGACGACCCGGCGCCGCCGGCGGCCTAGTGCACGCCAGGCGCCGACCGGCAATCGGCCGACCCGGCCGGTGGCTTGCGCCGGCGCTCGGCGCGCGGCCGGCCGCGCGGTCGCTTGCGTTGGTTGACGCTCGGCGCCGCCGAAAAAAGCTCGGGCGCCAACCGGTAGATTTCGGCGAGCTCACGCGCGAGCTCGGCCAGGCGTACCGCGGCGCCGCGGCGTTGCAGCTCGGCGAGTAACTGTCGGCGACTCATGCGCTAACGATAAGCGGCGAGAGTCGCAAAAGTCTAGTCGCGCGGTCGTGGCCGAATGGCCGGCCGATTTGGACCCAAATTTGGACCCAAATCAGTTTTTGCCGTCGCGCGTTTCTGCTGTAAGTGATTGGCTAATTGCGACTTACCGTCACGGCGCTACTCGAAAGCATCGCCGACAGGAAGTCTCCGCCAATACCATTTCGGAAGTAAACGAAAGCCGCGCAAGTCGGAAAAGTCTAGCAATTCTTACGACTGTGGTTTACTCTCACTTCTAACGCTTTCGCTATTTGGACCCAAATTTGGACCCAAATCACGCGCACGGCGCCGAAGGAGATTCTCAGTTATGCCGCACGTTGTATTAACTCAAACGCTCGTCGACGGACCGCTCAAGCCGGGCGAGTATTTCGATCTCGCGCTCCCGGATTTCGGCTTGCGCGTCGGCGCCGACAAGCGCGTGTTTTACGTGCGCGTGCGCGAAGGGCACAAACGCGTGCGGCTCGCGCTCGGCCAGGCCGGCGCCGGCCATGGCCGCTTGCGCGTCAAAGACGCGCGCAAGCGCGCCGGTGAGCTGCTGAGCGCGCATGGCGACGGCGCGTTGCTCAAGCCGGCCGCCACCGGCGACGCCGGGCTCGACCCGGTCAAGGCGACCGTGGCCGAGCTCGCCGCGGCGTACAACGCCGAGCGCGGCGCCAATTGGTCGCCGAATTGGTTGCGCCAGTGTCGGACCTTCGAAACGATGCTCGGCAAGTCGCTCGGCCATGTCCGAGCGCGCGAGCTGAGCCGGCATCAACTCAAAACGGTCGTGCGCAAGTACGCCGCGCGCGCGCCGGTGCACGCCAACCGGTATCACGCGTTTCTCGGCGCGCTCTGCCGGTGGGCCGTGAACGAAGAAATACTCGACCGCAACCCAATCGACCAGCTCGACCGGCCGACGATCGAAGAAAGCCGCGACCGGGAGCTCAGCGCCGACGAGCTCGTCGAGCTCTGGCGCGCGCTCGACATCATCGACGCCGACCCGGATGCCAAGCCGCGCGAGCGCATTGCCGCCGCGCTCTACCGGCTTCGGTTGCTCACCGCGCAACGGGACACGCCATGGCGCAAATGCGAATGGGCATGGGTCGACCTGGACAAAGCGATCGTCGACTTTCCGGCGCATGTCATGAAGGGGCGCAAAGGCAGCCGCTTGCCGCATGTCGTCCCGCTCGCCGCTCGCGCGCTCGCGCTACTCACCGCCAGGCGCGCGCTCGCGTCGCCGGCCGACCGGCTCGTGTTTGGCGTGCACGCCGGCACGACGAAACCGCCGACCCGACCGCGGTCGCGCTTGCGCGGCGTCGAGCTGGTCGACTTCCAGGGCAAAGACTTACGCCGCACCGCGGCGACGCTCATGGCCGAGCATGGCGTGACCGACTTTGTGATCGCGCGCGTGCTGGCGCATAAACGCAAAGGCGACGTGATTACGGGTATCTACAACCGGTACGAATACCTGGCCGAAAAGCGCGTCGCGCTCGACACGCTCGATCGCGTGCTCACCGGGATACTTGAGCCGGCCGCGGCGACGAGCGCGCCGGTGCTCCCGTTTCAGCGCGCATAATTCAACTCACGTTTACTCTCGCGACTCACCGTGACCGGCGGCTCGACTGCCGGTCATTTTTTTTGTACGGCCGAGCGATTTTTCGTTGACGTCGCGATTTTCACGCGCGCATTATTCTCACTCGGCTCCCCATAACTGTCGGCTCATTCGCAAAGGTTTCGCGCTTATGGCCGTCGTCGACGCTCCCGCCACCGACGAAATTCTCAGCATCCACCGGATCGCGCGGTCGCTCAATTTGAACGTCGCGACGATCGCGCGCATGGAAGCGCGCGGTGATTTCCCAAAGTCGCTCAAGCTCGGCGTGCGCAAAAAGCTTTACCTGTTGTCGGCCGTGCAGACATGGTGGAAAACCGTGCTCGGCGGCCAGAACGGCGCGCCGTTTCCGCTCGCGCCGGCCGACGACGCCGACGACGACGAGTAACGCGTCAATGGCGCGTATTTCCTTGCCAGGTCATTGGAAGTTCCGTCGACTCGTGCGCGCGATCGCCGGCTTGCAACCGCCGACGCTCACCGGCGCCGAGCCGATCGCGCGCGGCATGCTTGAGCTGCTTTGGGAAGCCGGGTACAACGCCGTGTCGGATTACGTCGGGTCGCCGGCCGACGTCGCCGACGCCGTCTATTGGCTCGGCGACCCTGACGTGCTCGTGCAGCTCTTAGTCGACGCCGGCTTTGTCGACGAGCGGTCGCCAGGTCGATACGCCATTCACGATCTCTGGCCCAACGCGCCGCGCTATGCGCAGCTTCGATACCTGGCCAAGCATCCCGGCCAGGCGCCGCCATGGCGTGTGGAACGTGGAACCATTGCGGCCGACGCGCGCAACTCCGACTTGAAGTCGGAGCTCAACGCCGAGCTCAACTCCGACTTGAAGTCGGATCGCTCCGAGCTCAACGCCGAGCTCAACTCCGACTTGAAGTCGACGTACCCCAGTCCAGTCCAGGCCAGTCCAGGGATCGGAAAAGGCAGCGCCGCTCGCGCGTCGCGACCCACCGACAACGGAAAACCGGAAGCCAAAAAGCTCGTGCCGCTCGGGTATGAGCTGGTCAGGCTCGGTCAACGATTTACGCTCGACGCCGATCTCAAAGCCGCCATGGCCGAGCTCGCCGCCCGGCACGCCATCCCGTACGACTCGTCGAGCATGGCCGGCGCGCTCGACGCGCTCAAGCACGCCAAAGCACCGCTCTGGAAGGGCAACCCATGACCAAGCCGATCGCGCTCGTCGTCGTCGTGCTGGCGTTGCTCGCGCCGGCATGCGCCGACAACAACGGCCGCGGCGTGCGGGAGTCGCCGGCCGGGCCGACGCTCCCACCACCACCGGCGCCGGCGACGCTCAGCGTGTCCTATCGCGTGACCGGGACGATTCGCAACACGCGCATTACGTACTTCAGCTCACTCACCGGGACAACGCAGCTCACGACCGACCTGCCATGGACGGTCAACTACACGACGGCCGATTTGCATCCGTTTTTGTATTTGGCCGCCGAGTCGCCGGTCGACAACGTCGACGACGGCTCACTCGTCGTGCAAATTTTCGTCAACGGTGTCTTGTTTCGCGAAGCGCGCGGCGCCGGCTTTACGGTCGCCGTCGCCGCCAGTGGGGACGTACCATGACCGTGCTCATTCGCACACTTGTTGTGCTCGCGCTCGCGACGCCGGCCGCGGCGCAAGACGGACCGATC